GTAGCAGCTACTTTATTCGTAGTTTTAGGAAAGGCTGACTTTTATGGTTGGTCTGAATTTGTAAAATGGATATTTGGTATTTACGCAGCAGGTAATGTTGGTGAACATGTTTCAACAAATATTGGTTCTTCATCAAGTGAGTAGTATATACAAAAAATATTATTTATTGATTGAAGAGGTTGATGAAGCTGTTAGGAAAAAAGTAGTAAGAAAAGGAAAGGTTAGAAGAAAACTTTTTTGTCCTATGGGCCAAAAAGCAGACAAAACAGGTAGAAGATGTGTTATCATGAAATCTCCTGAAAGACAAAAAAGAAAAAGAGCTTTAAGAAGAAGTAAAATTAAAAGAAAAGGAAAAATGTCTAGAATTGTAAGAAAAATTCGTAAATCAATGAGAAAAAGAAAGCACATGGGTTTAGGGAGAAAATAAATGAAAATATTTAAATGGATATTTGGATTATTTGTTGCTATCGGTGGAATATTATCTATAATGTTAGTTCCAGCAGGGAATAAAAGAAAAAAAATCAAAGCTTTAGATAAAAAAATTAAAGATGTTGATAAAGAATTAGAGAAAAAAGAAAATCAACAAAAAAATCTTCAAAAAACTCTCAAAAGTAAAAAGAAAGCTTTAAAAGAAATAAAAGAAAAAAAATATAAGAAAAAAGATGTTTCTACAAAAGAAGCTTCTGATTTCTTAAAAAACTTTAGCAAGGAGAAATAAAATGCCAAGTCACTACGGAAACGGAAATGGGAATGGTAATAATAGAGGTAATGGCCATTCTCAACAATATAGAATAATAGGAGAAGGTACTCTTTATTCGGGTATGGTTTTACATATTGGTGATAAAATTTATAGCACCCATACTGGAGCTATGGAAGCAACATCAAAGGAACTAGAGGTGGTACACACACCATTACCTAGAAACACTCAAAGAGGTGCAAGACATATGTCAGTGTCACCAAACGCAAGAAATACCGGTATGAGTGTAAGAAGGAATTATACAACTCCAAGAAACAATACTAACACCAGAAACAATCTCATTGCTAGACCAGGTCAATTTGTAAATGAAAGAACTGGTCAACCTTATGCTGGTCCATATCATATGCATGATGGTCAAGCTATGATTGGAGCTCAACATTCATCAGTACCACATGACAATTTAAGGAGAACCAATAGAAGCAATATGAATCCTACAACCAGTCGAATGGCGAGACAACCAATAAGAAGACAAACAACAAGAAGAAATCGTACATCTAACACTAGAATGAATAATAGAACAACTCGACAGGGGTCAATGAGAACAATGAGTAGAACGAACACTAGAATGAACAGAAACATGAATACTAATGGAAATGCTAGAAGAACAATGAGAGCAAGTCGTAATAGAACTACAATGAGAAGAAGCTCTGGTGGAGGAGGTGGAGGATATTAATGAGAACATTACTATCAATATTATTTTTATCATTTATTTTTTCACAAGAGCCTTGTGATGGAACTTGTTTTTCAGAAGAAGAAGTTATTAATATAACTAATAATATAAAAGAATTAGAATTTAAATTAGATAAATCAAAAGAAATTGAAGAAAATTTAAATTCTCAGATATATATGTATATACAGAATGATAGTTTAAACACTTCATTGATAAATGATTATAAAAACCAATTAAAATGGAAAGAAGAAATGATTGATTTAGTAAAACCAAAATGGTATGATAATAAATACCTATGGTTCTTTGGTGGTATAATAATAACATCAGGTGCAGTATATTTAGCGGGGCAAATTGACTAATGAGTAATGATTTAAAACAAGTAATTAAAAGAGAATATTCTAAATGTATAAAAGACCCAATACATTTTATGAGAAAGTATTGTACAATTCAACATCCTACAAAAGGCAAAATTAAGTTTGATTTATATCCATTTCAAGAAAAAACATTAAGAGGAATAACAGAAAATGATTATAATATAATATTAAAATCTCGTCAATTAGGTATTTCTACTCTTTCTGCAGGATATTCATTATGGACAATGTTATTTCATAATGATAAAAATATTCTTGTAATTGCAAAAGATAAAGATACAGCAAAAAACCTTGTTACAAAGGTAAGAGTGATGTATGCAGGATTACCATCTTGGTTAAAAACTAATGTTGATGAGGATAATAAACTTTCACTAAGATTTAAAAATGGTTCTCAAATAAAAGCAGTTGCTGCAACTCCAGAAGCTGGTCGTTCTGAAGCATTATCTCTTCTTGTACTTGATGAGGCTGCATTTATTGAAAGTATTGATTCAATATGGACTGCAGCACAACAAACACTTGCAACTGGTGGTAGTTGTATTGCTCTTTCTACACCTAATGGTGTTGGTAATTGGTTTCACAGACAATGGATTGATGCGGAAGAGGGAAATAGTAAATTTAATACTATTAGATTACATTGGACAGACCATCCAGATAGAGAACAAAGTTGGAGAGATGAACAGAATAAAATTTTAGGACCATCAATGGCAGCACAAGAATGTGATGCTGATTTCCTTACTTCTGGACAACAAGTTGTTGACCCTCTTATATTACAATGGTATAAAGAAAATCAAGTCAAAGAACCAATAGAAAAAACAGGAGTAGATAGAAATTTGTGGATATGGGAACATCCAGATTATTCAAAAGATTATATAGTTGTTGCTGATGTTGCTAGAGGTGATGGTGCAGATTATTCTGCAACACAAGTATTTGAAGTTGCAGATATGAAACAAGTTGCAGAATACAAAGGACATCTTGGAACTTCAGAATATGGTAATTTTTTAATAGAATTAGCAACGAAATATAATGATGCACTACTTGTAGTTGAAAACAATAATGTTGGTTGGGCATCAATACAAACAATTATAGATAGAGGTTATGAAAATTTATTTTATTCAAATAAAACAGATACCATTTTAGTAGATATTGAAAAAAATCAAAATTCTAATAGATATAGAACACAAGATAGAAATATGGTGCCTGGTTTTTCAACAACATTGAAAACAAGACCATTGGCAATCGCTAAAATGGAAGAATATACAAGAGAAAAATTAGTTAAATTACATTCTTCAAGATTAATTGAAGAATTATTCGTATTTGTTTACAAACACGGATTAGTAAATTCAAAAGCAGAAGCAATGCAAGGTTATAACGATGACTTAGTTATGTCTTATTCCATAGCGTTATGGATTAGGGATACATCGTTGAGAGTACTTAAAGAAAGAAAGGCTCAACAATGGGCAATGATGGAAACATTCGTAGATGGGAATGGAAATAGGGAAGAAGTTAAAGGATATCAACAAGGAAATCCAAATCACCCTAAACAAAATCCATATGAAATGGATTTTGGTAATGAAAAAGAAGATTTAACTTGGTTAATTAAATAAGAGGTAAAAAATGGCAGATGAAAATATATTAACGAGATTAGGAAAATTATTTCAAAATAATATAGTCGTTAGAAAAACAGATAGTGGTCAATTGAGAGTAAAAGATGTAGATTTTACACAAACATCTTTAACTTCAAATTTTATAGATAGGTATAATAGAATCCATAGTGGTCAAAATAGTAGTTGGGGTGCAAATTACGCAGCAAAACAAAATGCTCAAAATGCTTATGATGTTATAAGAAAAGAGTTATTTAGAGATTATGAGATAATGGACCAAGACCCGATTATATCATCTGCATTAGATATTTATTCAGATGAATCTACGATTGATAATGTAGAAAATCAAACTTTAAAAATAAAATCAGATAATACAAAAATAACCAAAATTTTACATAACTTATTTTATGATATATTAAATATAGAATTTAATTTATGGCCTTGGATTCGTAATATGACCAAATATGGTGATTTCTTTTTACATTTAGATATATTAGATAAGTATGGTGTTGTTGGTATTAAACCATTATCTACTTATGATGTAACACGATTAGAAGACCACGACCCATCAAATCCTAAACTTGTTCAGTTTCAATTAGAAGATAGTTCAGAAAATAATCAATATACAAGTAGACAAAAAGATAAAGAATTTTTAGAAAGTTATGAAGTTGCTCACTTTAGATTATTTTCAGATGCTAATTTCTTACCTTATGGTAAATCAATGTTAGAGGGTGCTAGGAAAATATTT